AACAACGACCGAAACCGTCAAGAAACAGGTCAGCACTCCGCAAGTTGTGAAACATAAACTCTACAACGATGCCGGTGAGGAGATTGGCGAACACGAAGTGCCGGTGATGGAATCTTACGAGGTTAGCCCCGCCGTTGAAGCGGTAGCCGAGAAGACGGAGACGGTAGTCACGCGACCCGAGACGGTCGTGGAGAAATTAGCTTGGAAAGACACAGTAGAATGATAGAGGTAAACACAATACCAAATGAGAAAACGCTCAACGTGAGCAAGGTTGCCATCAAGTTGAATAGTGCCCAAGAGTTTGGGATGCAGTTCAGCGTGAGTGGCTTTGGCAAGTATACTGATGCAGAAGGCAACGAGAACTGGGGGCCAAATCCCTTGGTGAGCACGTTGCTGAATGTTGTCGGTGAAGCTTGGAGCAACTGGGGCAAGACGGAATCGGAAAGTGATGACGATTACATCATCGATTTAGCTCTGGCTCAACTCGGCTTAACAAGAGCACCAGAAGAAGCACCAGATGAATGACCAATGCCCTTGACCAAGCAACCATAGAGCGGTTCGCGGCAGGGGCAATTGGCCATTATGGGTGGCTGTTGCTCGCGGCGTTTGTTGCGTTGTTGTTCAAGGATGTGCTGTTTAATTTCGCACAGGGTGTAATAGTTTATTGGGGCAGCGATTTTGAGAACGATGAAATTCTCTACATCAGCGGGAGGCAGGCGAGGGTTATTAGGTTGGGGCTTACTTCGACCACCTTCTTCATGACTGACCGCGAAACCAAGATGATTGTACCCAATGAGCAATTGAAGCAGCTTACGGTGGAAAAGAAACTGCCAGAGAATGGGGGCAAATGCTATCTGCCGAAAGGGAGTGAGCAAAACCCAATGCAAGTTGAGGTAGTGAAGAAGTGAAACGAATAATTTTAATAACAGCCTTGAGCGTGTTCGCCATATTGATAGGGGCAGGGTGCAAGAGCCTCCCCGGCAAGCTGGAGATAGACACACCCTTTTTTGATATTGAATATGTAGAAGGGGCAACGGAGTGAGTTTGGATGACATCAAGGTTACATTGGCGAGTGTTACGGGCCTAGGCAGTTGGCTTGTGGCAATGGACAATTTTGCGAAGCTGGGAATCAGTTTGCTATCGTTAATTTATATTGCATTGAAACTGAAACAGCTAATGGAAAACAGAAAGAAATAACATGCTAAAATCAAAGACAACTTGGACGGCGATATTGGGAGCAGTTGGGGGCGTGGCTGGAATCATGACAGGCGACCTTCAGATGGGCGAAGGCATCAATGTGATTATCACTTCATTGCTCGCTTTGTTCCTGCGTCATGGAATTAAAAAGGCTGAGAAAGCTAACAGCTAATGGCTTGGTCAACGATAGCAACGTCTGACGTTCAGACGCGCATGACTGATACGGAGTTGGCGAAATACAACTCTATCGGCTTGGCGTCAGGGCAAACTTCTTCTGGAATAATTCAAGAGGTTACAGATGACGTTGCTGCGTTGGTTCGCGGATACATAAAAGGTTGCCCAAGGAACAATCTGGCATCCACGGCAGCGGCGTTGCCTGATGTTCTCCACTCCCCCGCACTCGACATAATTATTGTTGAGTTAATGAAGCGAGTTGGAGGTGCGGTTACGGATGTTAGTGATGTGCGGATTGCGGCGTATAACAGCGCAATCTCCTTCATGGACAAGGTTTCTGATTGTCGCTTTGGGATTCCCAAGCCTGTCACCGAGACAGCCGACACCTTTTATGATGACAGGGGTAGCTATGGCTACAAGAAGAAGGTTTGCATCAACAACGATAAGAGTGTGAAGGATGGAGTGACATCCACAACGGATGACTGTTGTTGCACTACCTCTACCGGTGCTGAGATTTATTGATGGCTGTATACCTCACAGACATACAAGGGGCGCTCCATACTAGACTTTCGGGGCAATCTCCTTTTGTTGCTGCCGTGATAAATAATGGGGGAGGGTATTCGGGAGGGGCAACATCGTTAACCATAGATGCGCTGCCTGCTGATATAGACAATGGCACAGTCCTAACCTTTTCCGCAGGATCAACCTTTACGTTAACTTCCGCTGCATTAAAAGATGCCACAACCCTAACAGGAACAGGGGGGCTGAGTGGCTCGGTTGCGGATAATGAAGCTGCTACAGTCGCATATTCTTCAGGGTTAGTTTTGGAGGATGATGACGTTCAGTCCAAGATGGAGGAAATGCTGAACAGGGTTAGGGTCATGGCAATTGTGCTGCGCCCTATCAGCATGATAAGGGTGCTTGAGAAGACAGTAGTGGATTTTAACTGGGAAGTGGATTGCATTGAAAACCCAGCAGTAAACCGTCCCATTTCTGGCACCTATTACACCGCTGAAGCAGTTGCCGAGTCGGTGTTTGTCCTGCTAGACAACTATCAGATTCCAAACTCGACAGTCGCAGGGACAAACAGTTCCCGCTCATCCAGCATCGTCAGGATGGGGACAGAAGAACCGGCGGGAAGCTTGGTCAGATACAAGGTAAACGGCTTCGTAAGGAGCAAATTAAACGTAAACATAGAATAAGATGAGTACAGCAAATTCAACAATAGTAGGCAACGCCACAATTTACGGCGTAGACGGAACCATAAAGTACGGATCAGTATGGGTGGGTACAGATAATTATCTGCAGAGCGTCAACTTAACCGATGATGTGGACACAACCGAAGCACGCGACCAAAAAGGCAACGTGTTTGGGTATAACCTTTACAACTTCCGCAGGACAGCAACCTTTGAGGTTATATTCTATAATAGCACAGAAGCATTGGCAGCGGCAGACTTCAAACTGCCAACGCCGGGGGCAATTCTTGAAATCGATCAGGATTCGGAATCTGGGAATAGCCTTCCTGTCCTATTGGTAGGAACATGGAACTACATTGGTGGTGGCTCTATTTCTGGCAGCAACACCGACTTGATGAGGATGTCCCTACCGTGCAGTCAGTATAATAATGACACCTCTGGTGACACCGTAGCTCTGCAAACATTCACGCATTGATCGCGTGTCCTTTGAGAGTGATTACCTAAAAGCAGTCATACCTCGCCAAGCTCGAGTCCTCGGACAACGGTTGAGGCCTTTAACCCTTGGTCACGTTATGGTGCTGACCCGTTACGGTAGCCCATTTGTGACCGGGGAAAGGCAACCGCAGTTCGGGGATTTGTGTTTCGCCGTTTGGGTTTGCAAAAGGAGATGGAAGGAAGCCCGGCAGGGATTGGCAGATTCTGAGTTTAAGGGGGGGGTGCGTTTCCTGCGATGGTTTGGGCGGTTTAGGGACAAGGGTAAGGCTATTTTGGTTTTTATGAGATACCTGACGCAATCGATGAAATCGCCTTCCCTGTTTTTTAACAAGGTTGATGGAGCATCGCCCACATCTATGCATAACCTTCATTATATGAAAGTGCTATTGATGAGTAAGCTGCACATGACCAAGGAGCAGGCGATGGATACCCCCTTTGGCGAAGCGGTTTATGATATAGCGGCAATAGGAGAAGGCGAAGGCGTTTGTGGGTTTGTGACAGATTCACATGAGGTGGCAATGGAGCATGCGAAAAAGCGGCACAAAAGGCAGCAGGAGTTGAGGAATGGCGACAGACAACGAAATTAAATTTATCTTCACCGGCGACACTTCCGATTATGACAAGGCGGTTGATGATGTGGTAGGTAAGGCGAACAAGACGAAGATAGCAGAGGAAAAGACCAATTCTGCGCGTAAGACAGCCACGAAGTTGCAGAAGCTGTTGGTTGAGGAATACAAGGACGCAGCGAAAGCCGGGGGAAGTGTTGCCGAAATCGAGGAAAAGATTAAGAAGACAGAGCAAGAGCGCCTTGCGATCACCAAGCAGTTAAACAAGGAAACCCTCACAACGGGGCAGCGGCAGAAGTTAATATTAGACCGGGCGAAGTCTGAGGCTCGGATAAAAGGATTCAGGACAGCGAAGTTTGGCGCTGGCAAGAAGGCGGTGGGCGATGTCGGAGGACAGGCGGCTTCGATAATGGGCATGGGAGGAATGCCCGGTGCAGCGTTCAGCGCAATGAGTGCAGGCATCTCAATTCCTATGATTGCGGCGTTTGCGACCGTGGGGGCGGCTCTGGCGGGGTTGGCTGCTGCTGCGGTTGGGACGACAAAGGCGATGGAGGAAGGGCTTGCGCTACGGAAGGAGGCGCAAAAGGCCGGAAAGACAGTAGAGAAATTGCAGGCCGAAAAGTTTGCAGAAGCTTATGGGGGCAATGCTGAAGAGATAGGGGCAGCTTTAAAGGCGTTTGGGGTGATAATAGATGATGACCTAAACAAGCGGTTGGCTGAATCCTCAAAGAAGATAAAGATTGTAGGGGAGCAGATTTGGGTTCAGTTGATTCCAATCTTCACCAAGTTGGCAGAAGTTACTGCCCAAGTGGTTGGAGCGATGGGAGGGGCGGTGGCTGGCCTTCGTGCAGCGGTTCCAAGTTTCGGGCAGCTTCTTAGTGGGGTTGCGGTTACTGCGATGAACCCGATAATAGGAGGGGCGATGGTTGCAGGCGCGGTAGCGGAGGCTGATTTTAGCAAGTTCGGCCCGGCGTTTGAAAAGTTTATTCAATCGCTGAATAATTTATCTTCGCTGCCTTTCATGGAAGAAAAAAAGGGAGAGGGAGCGCAAGGGGCGCAAATTACCGCCGATTCCCTCAGTAGGATTGGGATATTCAAAGGTCAGCGAGACAGCGAATTGCAAACATTGAGGGCTAGCTTGATTGTCCAAAGGGGAATACAGACAAATACCAATGGTATGATTGGTGCAATTGAAAACGCATAATGGCTAACAACACTTTTGTAGGATTTAATTTCCCGTCAAGCTCGACAACAAGCTCCACGGACTCGCAGGTGGTTCGTGAATTGCAGCCCGTCACAACGTGGAACCGGGATGGAGGTTACACGGTTACGAGGCGTTGGCGTGGGCCGATTGATTCGCTGGTGGCTTTCTCTAATGGCGGCTCCGGAGAAGCTGATTACCATGGCACCTATTTCACAGGAGCAACAGGCATAGTATTGGGAGGTGCAGGGCGAGATGGGGCTATTTCAACCGATTTGGTAAGGGAAGACGGTGGGCAATTGGGGGTGTTCTCGGCAACATGGGTGACGTCAGACATTAGCACCGCCCTCGGCAACCCCGCCGCCGCCGGAAGAACAGCGGCAAGTGGTGATTTATACCAAGAATCTAGCATTTGGACATTAGATGGGAATGATATTGAGAAAGACATTTATGCGAGTCCTATTTTTGAACAATGTGAGACTGTAATAAATGCGGCAGCGACTGGGGCGGGAAATGGATGGGCCGCTAGGGTAAAATTGGCAATCAATGATTATTTGGCCGGCAAGGATGGTGAAGGCAACCCAATGGCAGACCCTTATGGGACGCCTTTTCAGTTGACCGAATATTTTGGTGACACCTCCATTATTCCATTGGCTGCGCTTGTAGCTCCTACCCCGTCTATAACGGGCGGCACAAGCCTTTACACCGACTTGCAGGATATTTGTTCGGACATTTTG